GCCACAGATACGGTGGAGGCACAGAAGGCTGTCATACGCGCATACTTCAAGGTGCGTGGCGATGAGGAGACCTTTGTGAATGACACCATTGAGCTGTACGAGGACAAGAAGGTACTTGCTGACCGTGCTGCTGCCGCCAAGAATGCCCTTGTACAGCATCAGACTCAGAAGCGCCAGGCCGTCATGGAGACACAGCGGAGGCAACATGAGGCACAGCAAAGGGAGAATGAAAAGATATGGGCACAGGTACGGGAGACCGTTACCAAGGCCCCTGACATAAAGGGCCTTCAGCTTTCTGAGAAGGACCGTTCAAAGTTCCTCGACTATATCTCCAAGCCCGTCACACGGAGCGGAGAGACGCAGAGGGACCTCGATGCGGCCAAACTTGGACTGGAGGACCAGCTTGCACTTGACCTTCTCATGTTCAGGAAACTGGACCTGAAAGGGATAGTGGACACCAAGGCAAAGTCTGTTGCCGCCAAATCACTGCGTGACAAGCTCATGAAAGGGCAGGCTCCTACAGGGGCCGGCAAACGCAGGGTGGCAACAGGTGGAGGGGACGATGATTTCCTCAGCCTTGGAGAACTCAACTTAGAATAACAGCGGGACAAGAATCACAACCCCGTTAAAAACCGGTACAAATGCCGTTTGAATCCCCCGTAGGTGGCACCAACATCTCAGTGCAGAAGGTGCTCTACAACGACACTGCGATGACAGACATGAACAGTCTGTCGAATGCGATGCTCTCGAAGCCATCGCAGCTCTCCCCGTTGATCACGTTTCTCGCAGGACGTGATGACCGCAGGTTCCCTCTCAGCTTCCTGAGCGAGGGCCTGAACAACGTGGAGTCCATTGACAATCTGGAATACGAGTACCGTATCCAGACGAGGAAACTCCAGACCCGTCCTCTGCATTCCACAAACTCCAACTCAAACCTGGGGCTTGGGAACTCGGAGTTCGAACTGGTGTTCCCGGACAAGTGGTTCATCTTTCCGTATGTCCTTGTGAACGGTGAAGGTGAGCAGGTACGGATCATGGCACAGCCTGAGGCCGCTCCCGGCAACAACGGTTACATCTACCGTGTCCGTCTGGTGAACCCGTCTCCGACCGCTGTCCTGACCACTGGCTTCACCGCAGGTGATCTCTGGGCATCGCTTTTTGCTCCAGTCGGTGTGGACGGATCCCGTGGCAACGCTGCCAACTGGCAGACCCCTGGTAAGGTGCGCAACAAACTCACCACCGTCAGGATGTCATATCATATGTCGGGCAATGCCAAGGATTATGCCATGGAGTTCACCCTGCCTGTGAAAGGAGGATTCACCAAGAAGTGGATGGAGTATGAGGAGTATCAGCATATGCTTTCCTTTAAGGAGCAGTGTGAGCTGTACTACTGGTACGGCCAGCGCACCTACGGTGTTGACGGGATCGTTCCCATGCTGGACGAGAATGGTCAGCCTGTTGTGATCGGCCCGGGCCTCCTGGAGCAGATCACCAACCAGGAGACCTACTCGGTCATGACTGAGACGCAGCTCAAGAACATCATAGGTGACCTCTTCTATGGCATGACCGATGCCTCGCAGAAGAACATCACCCTGTATACAGGTACCGGTGGTGCACGTGAGTTCGATGAGGCTCTGAAGAACCATTTCGGAAGCACGGTCAACTCTTGGAAATCCAGTGGTGAGACCCGTTTCATCAACGGCTCTGGTCGCAGCCTCGGCTTTACCGGCTACTTCAAGTCGTATGAGCACATCGATGGCCACACGGTGAATGTTGTGAAGGTTCCCCTGTTCGATCAGGGCGCCCTTGCCGCAGCCCGTGACAAGCACCCTGTGACAGGTTACTCTCTGGAGTCCTATCGCATGGTGTTCGTGGACCAGTCGAGCTATGATGGCATGAACAACCTCCGCCTGATCAACAAGGCTGGAAGGGAGCACATGCGCTGGTGCGTTGCCGGCTCTGTGGTGCCACGTGGCTTCGAGTCGACCTCTGCCCGTGCCTCTGACGTGGACGGTGCATCTGTTCACATGCTCAAGACCGCAGGCATAAGCCTGATGCGCTTCGACACCTCACTGGACATCCAGTGCATCCGTAGCTGATCAAAAATCCTGAGGGGAGGGGATGAAAGTCCTCTCCCCTTTCTTTAACCAAACCAAAATCAAATGTCTGAGACTGCTCAAGCTCCTGAGAAGGCCGAACCAAAGTCGGCAAAGAATGGTCCCGCTCCCGTGAATAAGGCAAGCGGACCGCATGTCGTGTATCTCCGCAGGAAGCCCATCGGTGGGCACCTGCCCAAAGAGGTACAGGCTGAGGCGATCATCACGCTCGGCTCCATCTTCGAGTTCAATCAGCCCTTGCGGGGCCTGAACGATGAGGCTGAGGAGCGTGAGCTTCTTCCTCCTTTGATGTCTGTCGGCATACAGGATCCTCACTGGGGGACCCATGTGCGGAACTTCTGGGCACAGATGAGGATCAAGGTGGGCTTCACAGGAAAACCGCTTGAGATAGGACTGGATGAGAACGGGAAGCCGCTGAACCTGATGGACTATGTCCAGTACAGGTTTGCCAAGCGTCACAGACTTGTGGCCGAGACAGAGGCAGAGATGCTGAACTCTCCCATCAAGCGCTTCTACATCATGGACCCTGCCAAGGAGACACTGAAAGAGAACGTGAATGTTCAGCTCGGCAAGCGTGCTGACCGTGAGTTCATCAAACTGTCTGAGGATCCTGAGCGTATGCGCGATGTGCTTCAGGTGCTCTCGCCAATGATCCGTACCATGTCGCTCCAACCTTCGGAGGTTGAGAACGCACTCTTCAAACTGAAGTCCACAGAGGCCCGCAAGTTCATCACTGCGATCGAGGACAAGACCCTGTCTATAAGGGCTGACCTGTACAGGTTCATCTCCGCAGGTGTGGTGCTGAAGGTCGGGACCTCTTACTCGTTCCACTCGGACACGATCGGGAACAGTGAGGAGGAGACTTTGATCTGGATGCAGAACCCGAGGAATGCGGCCTCTGTAAATGCCATGCGCAACCTTTACCGTGACGCTCTGCGATGAACGTCCTTGAGATGCATATCGCCCTGAGGCAGACCGTGGACCGTGTCAACTCCCTCCGTAACGACCAGTTGCGGACGGAGGAGATCGATCTTGAGCTGAACAGGGCGATGATGCGTTTCATCAATCAGAGGTACGGAGGGAACAACGTGTACCAGACAGGGTTTGAAGAATCGCAGAAACGTACGGATGAACTGCGCAGACTTCTTTCCACGCACAGGGCACAGGCCACCTTTCTGGAAGAGATGCTGGACACGAGACTGTGGGTAGATACCGCAGTGCTCCCGCAGAACTACATGTACATGGTGAACCTCACCTGCTCCATATGGCTTGACAGCTGCCGTCCGCAGGTGTTCACGCTAGAGCAGTTGAAGGACATCATATACTTCAGCTTCAACCCGTCCGTGTTCCTCAATGCGAACGGTCAGTTCCCGGCACTTCTCAGGCTGGCCTCTCAGTCGACATCCGATGTGGCCACAGTGTGGTCACCTTCGCAGACACTTACCACCTCAGGTTACACCTCGGCAGGGTATCCCAACTACATGGCACAGGTCATACAGGACATGATCGACCATCCAGGGACAGGTTTCCAGATAGCCTTCAGCTACCTTGGTGACATATCAGTGCCCGGAGAGATGATCGTGGCCGTGGACACCACAGTGTATCCATGGATGGAATGGGATGCCAGCATCGCACCGATCTCTGTGCTGCAGACAGTGGATGCCCAGAACAATGTCGTGTCCTTCACCCCACCAAAGGTGCTGGACAGGGCACAACTCTTCAAAAGGGTGCCCTCATCTGCGACATCACGTCTCACGAACAGGATGTGCAAGAGGGTCCAACAGGATGACATCCTGAGGGTGACCGATGATCCGTTCTCAAGGACCTCTTACATGGAGCCTCTTGTGACGGTGAGGGAGAACAGCGTGGATGTGTGCACGGACAACACCTTTGCTGTTGATTCAGTGAGAATGCTGTACATACGGAAACCGACAGCTATTTCACTATCTTTGAACGCGGATTGTGAGCTGCCTGACCATACCCATGATGAGATCATCAGAATAGCAGCAGCGAGCATCCTCGGAATAAACGAACCAAGTTACCAGATCGGAATTCGGGAGAAGGCCGACATTGAATAACCATAAAAAGCATCAGAAAGATGACTCAGTTACTCGTTTCAGATGGTACCGCCCCGGCCTTCACCTCAGGTGTCCTGGCCAACGGAGCCATCGCAGTTCTCAAGAAGTCGGCCGCAGGGTTGACGCAGCTCGTTGCCGGTGAGACCATCACGGACTCGGATCACATCCAGTTCGTGCAGGGCACAGGTGTACGGAACATCTATTCACCTTGGATCCCGGGCAACCAGATCATACGGTGGACGGGTGCCTCCTACTCTGCTCAGGTGGCTCAGGCAAACACATTGACCTTTGCTACCACCTCTGTGGCCGCGGGCGATGTGACCATCAAGCTGACCGCCAC